ACATTGAAAATTATGTGCTTTCAGTCTATTGCTATGGAAATCAATGAGGCATACAGTTTTCTCATGGATGGGCATAAGTTTTCGCCGCTATTCAAGATGGGTCGCTGGGATGGCTACATCCGCATCTTTAGCCTTGGCAAGCGTACTTTACCATCTGGCCTGTATTCCCATCTTGCTATATTATGTGAAGGTCGTGGATGGACACTTCGTACTGTTCCGAACCCACAAAACGACGCATACGGGCTTCCAAACCAAAAGCTGGAGCTAACCAAGGAAGAGTGTCAAGAATATGTGGAGAGTCTGAATATTCACGCACGTGGTGAAAAACTGGTGGTGGATGACTTTCAGCACCACGGAATCTATCAGGCACTATACAATCGACAGTGTATCCTTGAAGCGGCAACAAGTGCGGGTAAGTCACTTATGGTGTACTCTATTGCTCGATACATCACGGAAGAAATGGATGGTCGAGTGCTGATTCTTGTACCTACTGTTGGCCTTACTACCCAGTTCAAATCTGATTTTCAAGACTATTCCAGTCACAACGGATGGAGTGTTGAGAACTCAGTGCATTTGATCAGTGCAGGTATTGACAAAAAGACAAAAAAGCATATAACTATTTCTACGTTTCAGTCGCTTGCAAAAGAGGATGCTGAATACTTCAACTCCTTCTCATGTATCTTGACTGATGAAGGTCACAAGATCACTGCTGACACGTTTAAAAACATCTACGGCAAGGCGACTGAAGTACCTTTCCGACTTGCGTGTACGGGCACCCTTCAAGAGCTAAAATGTAACCTTTTGCAAATGATCGGGTTGACTGGGCCGGTGGTGCATGTGATTAACGCCGCAGAGCTTATTGCACGTGGCAGAGCGGTACCATTGAAGGTTAAGGCGCTCCAACTAAACTACAGCCAAGAGTGGTGTGCTGCTATGAAAAAAGCAGATTACGACCAAGAAATTAGTTGGCTGGCGCTTAATCCGAAACGAAACAATTTTATCGCTAAGTTGGCCTCGAAGTTAAAGGGTACAACTTTAGTTATGTTTAACTACTCAGACCACGGAAAAACTATATATGAAAAAATTCAAGCACTTGTTGGTGGCACTCGCCCTGTCTATATCATTGATGGTTCAGTCAAGAAAGAAAAACGCGAAGAAATACGACTTTTGGCAGGGCTAGAAGACTGTATAATCGTTGCTTCGCTTAAAACAATGGCTGCAGGTGTGAATATGCCTGCTATTGAAAACATCATCTACTGTCACCCCACCAAGGGGAAGATTCAGTACGTGCAAACCCTTGGGCGGGGAATTCGATTGAAGAAGGGCAAGACACATTGTAACCTTTACGATATCGGTGATAACCTCACGCACAAGCGAAAACCAAACAACACGTTTAAGCACTTTGGCATTCGCATGGAAACTCTAGCGCAGGAGGGCCACGAGTTTGAAACTGTGATGGTAGATTTTAACTAAGGTCGTAATGCTTTTCATTGATATTAAGTATGCCAAGATGGTAGGACAGAGGGTAGAGCGGGGTCGGTTGAAAAACGAGAACCCATTTCACTTTCAAGGCCGTTGCGGTGTTTGTGGGGATTCCAAAGAATCCAAAAGTAAGATGCGATTTCATATGCGTACACTTGGCGATACTGTCATGTGTACGTGTTTTAATTGTGGCCTAGCCTTGCCTATTGGCGCATATATGAATCTGTATGAACCAGACCTGTTTGGTGACTACAAATTTGAAAAATATCGCGTCAATGGTGATGGTGGTGCAGTCATAACAAGTAAGGCAACCACTCAGGAAAGCGTTAAACAGGCGCAGGACACGTTTTCAGAGCTTGACCTAGAGCTTGTATCGGACATGCCTGAAAATAGCGACGTAGCGCGTTATGTGGCTTCCAGACAGCTACCTAAATACCCCTTTTACTATGCGGAGAAGTTTTCTGAGTTTTCCGCACAGTTCAACCCTGAAATGGCAAAGGCACCTGAAGGCCCTCGATTGATCATTCCGTTTTTTGATAAGCGAGGCAATATTTTTGCTTATCAAGGTCGCGACCTTACAGGTAAATCCACCCATAAATACCTCACTGTCAACATCGACAAGAAAATGCCCACTATATTTGGCATAGATCGTGTGACACGAAAAAAGAATATATTATTGGTTGAAGGGCCGTTGGATTCATTATTTTTACCGAACTGTCTTGCTTCGGTTAATGCTGGTCTACTTTCAACCGCTAAAAAGTTAGGCGTTGACAAGGACAAAATTACGCTTATATTTGACTGTGAACCAAGAAACAAGGATATTGTTTTGATGTACAAGAAGGCGCTTGATGAGGGCTACAAAGTTGTTATTTGGCCCAATTCTGGTGCAAAGAAAGTAGATATCAACGATTTGGTTAAAGCGGGTAAAGACCCACTGAAGATAATCGAAGCAAACACATATCAAGGCCTCATGGGTATGATGAAATTTAACGAATGGAAAAAGGTTTAGATGTTAAAAACACTGATTAAAAGAGACGGTACTATTCAAGCGTATGACGCATCAAAGGCAAATGGATGGGGTGAATTTGCTGCAAAGACTTTAGGTAGCTATGTTGACTGGAGTTCTGTTGTTCTGGAGACTGTATCCAAACTTGGTGAGCAATGCACTACATTGGATTTTCAAAAGGGTCTTATTTACTCATGTCTGAATCGCAAGACATGGGAATATAACCGTATGGCTGGTCGTCTTTATGCACCACAGTTAGTGCGTGAATTTTATGGTGAGAATCACCCTACTGTAAGAGAACTACATGCGGAGCTTTTTACCGCTGGTTTGATGGTCTACTTGAACTATTCATCAGAAGAATATGATCAAGTAGAAACTATGATTAACCATAGTCAAGATTTGAAGTATGCTCACTTTCAGATTCATCAGATTCGTACCAAGTATGCATTGCGTAACAAGGTTCTGAAAAAGGAATATGAGACACCACAGTTTGTGTTTATGCGTATGGCTATGGCTTTGGCTGAAAACGAGCCTAAAGAGCATCGTATGGAGCATGTTAAAAAGTGGTATACATACCTGTCTAAAAATAAGATCAATGCACCAACACCGAACTATGTAAACCTCGGCACTCGGTTGAATGGTTATGCATCTTGCTGCGTGTACACTACTGATGATACTGCACCTTCTTTGGCTGCTGGTGATCATATTGCATACATGATGACATGTATGTCTGCAGGTATTGGGTCGCACATCAAGACACGTTCATTAGGTGATCCAATTCGCGGCGGTTTGATTGAGCATCAAGGTAAACTACCTTACTACCGTGCTATGGTAGGTGCTATCGGTGCTAACCTGCAAAATGGTCGTGGTGGTGCATCTACTGTTCACTATACAGCGTTTGATCCTGAAGTTAAAACAATTCAGAAACTGCGTCATCCAATGACTCCTGCTGCTAAACGTATTGCAGGGGCACATTACTCTTTTGGTTCTAATAAACTGTTTGCGCGTAAGGTTGCACGTGATGAAATGTATGCGCCATTTTCATATCAGTCGAATCCTGATCTTTATAACGCACAGTATGCAAAAGACCAAAGTATTTTTGAACGTCTTTATACTGAGTATGAGAAGACTGCTACCTTTAAACTAAGCGCACGTGAAGTGCTTGTAGATGCACTGCGTCAAGCGTATGAGACTGGTGTGCAGTACGACCACCGTACTGATGAATTGAATCGACACACCCCATTTTTGGAACCAATCTGGTCATCCAATCTTTGCCAAGAAATTGGTTTGGTGAGTAAGGGATTTAAGTCAGTCAAAGAGTTGTACGAAGAGTACAAAGAGGGTGATGGTGAGATTGGTCTTTGCTCACTCGGTGGCGTGGTTGTTGGTAACATTGATTCCGATGAAGAATATGCTGATGTTGCATACTATACATTGAAAATGATTGATGTTTGTATCCACAAAGCAGATTATGTTTTCCCGAGTCTGGAGCATACCGCTAAGTCTCGCATGAGTGCTGGTGTGGGTGTTATCGGTCTTGCTCACTTGATGGCTAAGAAGCATCTGAAGTTCGATACGCAAGAGGGTCGCAACTTTATTCATGAGACATTCGAAACACATTACTGGCACTTGTTGAATGCATCTTTGCGTCTTGGTAAAGAGCTAGGTAATGCACCATGGATGCACAAGACTTTATGGCCCCAAGGATGGTTGCCACTCGATACATATAACAAGAATGTTGATAGTCTTGTCACTGTAGAAAATAAGCGCGATTGGGAATGGATTCGCAAAGAAATTATTGCAAATGGTGGTATTCGTAACTCCGTTCTTGTTGCTCATATGCCTGCTGAATCATCAGCATCAGCATCCGGTACAACCAATGGTGTATATGCGATTCGTGCGCTTTCTATTATGAAAACGAACGACACAGCCACAACATATTGGGAAGCACCGGATGCAGGAAAACTTGGTAAGTATTATCAGCTTGCATGGGATATTTCTAATACCGACCATATTAAAAACTATGCGGTAGAACAGAAGTGGACAGATCAAGGTATTTCGGCTGACATTTATGCTGATGTTACTGGTAATACAAAAATTTCATCTTCGCAGATTATTCAGGATTACCTTGATATCGCTAAGTATGGTTTGAAGAGTCGTTATTACGTGGTATCAAAAACATCGGAAGGTGTTGATTTGACCTCTAGTGAAAACGCCGTACAATTAAATACTCTCCCGACTGAACCAGTTGAGGAAAATGAATATTGCGAATCATGCGCTTTGTAAAGGAAATATGAGTACAGTTTTTAACACAGAAAAAACGATTGAGGAATACATGGAAAAGGGGTCGCCCCTTTTCCTTGGTGTAGAGCCTGGTCTTTTTAATACAGTAAACAAGCAATATCCTAAGATTTGGGATTTGTATAAAGAGTTGAAATCTCTTGATTGGGATGAAGTGGAATTTGATTATTCCCAATCTAATCAAGAATTTAAAACTTGTGACCGGTCAACATATCAGATGATGTTGATCAATCTAGCTTGGCAGTGGGGTGGTGATTCTGCCGCAACCACAATTACAACCATTTTGGGTAACGTCATTACAGACTCTTCCCTTTGGGCATTGACAGGCCGAATTGCAGATAACGAAGTTGTTCATGCGTCTACGTATTCTGAGATTGTCCGTATGTCCTTTGATAATCCAGAAATGGCACTGCGTGAAGTTTTGGATGCGAAAGAATCAATCAATCGCCTCACTCACGTTGTTGCTGTTTTTGAAAATGCTAAACGACTCTGCGCTTTGTATGGTGCTGGTGAAAAGGTTGATTTAGACGAATTATATGATTCGATTTTTTTGATGTATTGCGCACTTCTCATGTTGGAGCGTGTGCAGTTTACAGGGTCTTTTGGTGTAACCTTTACGATTGCTGCTACTGGCCTGTTTCAAGCTATTGGTAAAGCAGTTCAAAAAATCTGTCAAGATGAACTAGAAATCCATGCAAAAGCTGACAAGGAAGTTCTGAAAATCGAACTTAAAACGGCACGTGGTCAAGCATCGTACAAACGTCAGTTGCCTAAGATCAAGCAGCTTTTTGAGGAAGTTTTGCAATCAGAATTTACCTTCATTGACTATATGTTTTCTGAGGGTCGATCCTTGACCGGTGCTACTGCAGCAACAATGAAGCAATGGGTTTTGTTCAATGCTCGTGATGTTGATAAGTTTTTGGATTTGAACAGCGATTACGTTTTTCCTACAAAGAACCCATGTCCTCACCTTGAAGATTGGGTAAATATCGGTAACGTGCAGGCTGCTCCACAAGAAGAAGTCAATAATGCATATAAGGTTAACACAATTGTGAATGACGATTCTGGTAAAACATTTGAGGTAGATTTTTAATGAGTGATTTCGTAGTTTATTCAAAACCTGCATGTGTGCAGTGTGACCAAGCCAAGGCTCTTATTAAATCCAAGGGCAAAACATACATCGAAAAACAAATTGATGTTGGGCAGGATAAAAAGCCTGATGTCGAATATGTTGAACTGCAAGCACTAAAGCAGCAGTATTCCAATATTCGTATGGCACCTGTCATTACATTACCGAATGGTGAGTTTGTTGGTTCTTTACCTGAGTTGCGTAAAGTTTTGGCATAACAATAAATACTGACTTATAGGAGAAATCTATGAGTCAGTGGACATACAACGGTGTTACAATAGCATCGCAGGATCAAATACCTAGCGATGCTTTTTCTTTTGTGTACAAGATTACACGGAAATCTGATGGTAAATTTTACCTCGGAAAAAAACTTTGCTACTTTCAGAAAACCACACAAAAAACGGTTAAACTCAAGAATGGCAACAAAAAAGTAAAGAAGATCAAGAGTCTGGTACCTTCCGACTGGCCTACTTATTGGGGTAGCTCTGTTGACTTGCTTAAAGATGTTGAAACTTTGGGTGAGGATGCCTTTACCCGAGAGATTTTAGAATTTTGTTTGAGTAAGTCTCATGCGTCATACCTCGAAGCCAAATATCAGTTTGCTGCGAGAGTGATGGAAATTTCGTATGATGAAACTTACAACGGTATCGTAAACATGCGAGTAGCAAAGGCGCATGTGTATAAATATTTTCAGAAACAAGAATAATTGTGGTATAATTGTTTCATCGATAAGGAAAACAAGATGAAAACTTTTTATATTCATGGTTATGGCTCTTCCCCGAAGTCTCAGACATTTCTAGACTTCAAGGCAGCTATTCCAGACATTGAATGCTTGACTTATGACAGTAATGCACCAATGTCGTCTATTTTGAACATTGTCAGCTATCTAAAAACAATAGATGAACCAATTCATATCATTGCGTCTTCTTTGGGCGGCTGGTATGCGGAGCGTATTGCTTCGATTATTTCTGTATCTTTGACACTGTACAACCCTTCTTTGAATCCTCGCGAGTCTCTGAAAAAGTATGGTTTGCCAGAATCTGTCACTAGTCTTTATCGCGATCTTGATATCAATCTAAACATTGATCGCACCATTGTTTTATGTAGTGATGATGATGTGGTTTTACCCCGCAATGCAATGGTTAAATACGTGAATATTGCACATATAATCATTACTAATGGTGGTCATAGAATGACCCCAACTAACATGGAAATTATCGTAAATGACTGGAAATTCAGATCAAATCAACTCGGATGAAATAATCTTTGAAAATATTACCGTATCTCTACGGTTTTCTGAGTTTCGCACATTGAATGAAGGTTTTCATAACTTTCTACCTTCCGATGTAGATAAAAAACGTGCCCATGCTGAAGAAGTTCATACCATGCTGAGTAAAGCATATGCTGATCAAGGTGGCATCAAGGGTACGGGATTTGAGTCACCTGAAAGTATGGTTCATAATATTCCTATGTGGAAATTGCATAAACAAGATGGTAAAATCCGCAGTGTCGCAATGTACAAGGATTCGAATGGTCGTAAACGTGTTGCAATAGCAACTGATGGTACTCCAGAAGGAAAGGCGTCTGCAGCTAAAGTTGTTGATGCTGATTTGAGAAAGCAACGCGCCCACATGGAAGTTTCTGGTAAATCATTATCTGTTTTGAAGAAAATGGTTCCTATTCATGATTTTGCACGTAGTTACGAGGATGCAGAAAAATTCCATGCGTCACGTGGTAATAAAATTGAGCGTCCTGATGACAATGATCCAGAAGTTGTTCGTCACCCTGAATTGAAACACTTTATGTACTCTCGTGAACTGGGTGGTGAGAAAAAAACCAAGATTATGCTTGGTAAGCAGGGTTTGAACATAACTGAAGCATCCGAAGAAGATCACTTCAAGGCGTCAAAGTCTCGTTTTAACCGCAGTCACTACTCAACCGGTGGGTGGACAGTGGTTCCAAATACACATCCTGCAGCACAAGCGGCTGATCGTCGGCCTGAGTTTTCTACTGACGACTGGAATAAACTACATGACAAGTCTATTGCTGCCATCCATAAACATAAAGTACCATCTGGCTACCATGTCATGTTTAGTCGGCATATGGATCAAGGCTATGTCACCCACGTTGATCATGATTCTAAGAAGCTGAATATTGTGACTGTTCTACCACGTGGGAAGTATCGACCAACCAAAGAAGGTGATGGTCGCGTTATTTTTGAATCTATTTCAGAAAAATTTGTTGAAGTAGATTAAACTGTGCTATAATTTGGGCATGACACAAACATACACCCAAATCAAAACCCGCGAAGCCAACATTCTGAACCTGCTGCGTAAGTACGATCCAGCAGGTGTTGGTGTTTATCCTGAATTTGAAAAAGACTTCGTTGAATATGCATACGAAGCCTTGTACCTATCGACTGTACCGAACGATTCTGCATTCATTTCTATTGCTTGCAATCTTCTCCAAGCAACCTATGGTCGTGTTGTTGACGCATATATGACTAAACAAGTTTCTTTGGTTGCTGCTGAACTTCAAAAAATGTAAACAATATGAAACAAACTAAACTACCCAATCTAAAAATCACCAATGCATTTGGTGATGCTGTCATCCAAGTTAAAAAGAACCGCTGGGTTCAAGGAGCTAAATGGTTTATTGCTATCGTAATCATAGCAATTGCTTCCGCTGCATACACTGTTGGCAATGCTACGTATCAGGAATACATTGCAAAGCAAAACTAC